ACCGTCAATTGATAGACTTCCTCCTACATCTTTAAAGTTAGCCCATAGTTCCATTAGTTCAGTGTTAATCACTACAAGATTAGTAACATATCCGATAGAAATGTTTTTGCTATTCCCGCTTTCTACCAATGACTGTAAAAAATTAATATGTTCTTCTGATATTGTAGGTTCGCCCCCGACAAAATTAATTCTGTCCACATTCGGAAATTGTTCTGCTAGCTTGCCAGCAGTATCAGTATCAATACACACCCGTTTGTTATTAGCATTTGAGTTTCCCCAAATAAATTTTTCTTCCTCTTCCCAAAAATCGCTTAGGGAAGAATTACAAGTCATGCATTTACTATTGCATTTGGTGCTGAAGGTCAAATCAAGATATTTAATATTTTTTGGATCAACAAACTCTTCCGTAGGAATATCATAGTTTGACAAGCCACTATTCCATATGGTTCGCATTGAATTGACTCCGGCCGATTCTGCAATTTTGCAATTTTCACATGCTTTGGGCCACTCCCCTTCTAGTAACGTTTTACGAATTTCTCTTAGATTAGGAGCGTTTATTCTATCCTTAGGATCTAAATTAAGCATAGAAGGGTCAGTATCTTTATAATACTCCCATTCACTGGTTCTAATGCTACAGCAAGGAATATATTCTCCGTATGAATTTACGGAGGCTGAACCAAATGCCAATGCACAGAAAATTGGTTTAGTTGTCATTCACATAACTTCCAAAAAACGTAGGTCTTTTCATCAAGTACTATATAGCCCGATACTTTGAACCACTCACCTAAATATTTAGGTTCTCCTAATCTTTTACGGCACCAAACTTCTAATTCGCTTAGGCCCATACGCTCTGAGCCGACAGGAATGCGGATAAACGTTCTATCTTCCCATTCGCCATTGATTGCAATCTTCTTCTTGACCTTCTGAGTCTGCGGGACCATATCAATGATTTCGTCCTCGTAAGTCATCATCCCCATGTTAGTTTGAACCATATATAATCTCTCTCATATCTAAACTTGTATTTTAAGTTGTCATTGTCAAACTGCCATCTACAATGACGTTCACATTTCCCTATGTTATCGTATATCCAAGCTAACATTTCAGTGTGGTCTTCTACCGCCTTCCGAAATTGCCGTGCTGGAATAATTACTTCATGCCAACCCGGCTTAGTGTGTTCCCATCCATTCTTTTCATCATAGTAATTCATTGCCAAGTTAGGTTGAACCAAATGTAATCTGCATCTTCTTTGAATGCAAAGAACATCATATCGCCACCGCCAATGCTATTCAGTTCGTAGTTTCCTTGACCATCCCAGAATCCGCGATGCCAATCATTGCGCCACTTACCTTGACAATTCTGTTCACACCATTCCATCATTTGCTCAATTAGGTCATGATATTTTAATCCATACAGTGCAACACCAATTGGTTCTATTGGAAGTACATGAGGGTAGCCGTGATAAAACGTATGGGCCCATCTTGCTCTGAACCCAACATCTTGGTCATACTTGCGCTCATATTCACGCCAGGTAGTGCAGCCATAGTTTTCTAGGAAGCGTTTCTCTTTGTAGCCTTTCCAGCGTTTTTTAAGATCGTCAATCATGCCCATTTTAATAGAAACCATACTAAGTCTTCTTCTTTGTCAAACATGATAGTGTCGCTGTATCCACTTCTATCATACTCAACCCTTCCTCCCCACTTTTTTAATCCTGTTTTCACATCAGTATTATCGAGGCTAAACAAAAAATTAAACCACCATGTTTGAGTCTGATTGTTTTTATCGTTTATGCACAGTGTATACATCAGTTCCACCGTAATAAAAATGCTAACCTATCTTGTTCACTCTTGAATTCTAGCACCATACCTGTCAATGCCCAGCCCGGAGTACATTTATTGGCCCACTCGTTAATCTCTTGCTCATTCTCAACATAAAACTTATAGTCAACAACAATGACAAATGGTTTCATATGCTGCGGAGAGGTTATAAATCTCATCGGTATCTCAACAAGAAAATCGTATACTTGTATTCGTCAACAACTTCAAATGCTTTATCGGGCCAGTTAACCAATCGTAGACCGTACTCCGGTTCGGATATTTGATTACAGTGTTCATTTGAAATGCCAATCTGCCGGTAGTCGTAAGACTTATCAATCAATAGATCAGTCCACGAATCAAATAGTTTAGCATCCATATGAAAGTACTTGTTCATAGGTACCCTAGAATAAAAGTCAGTGCTTCTTTCTTCTCATCAAAGATGAAGTCATAGTCCCAGCGTTCGGTTCTATATGTTTCTTCGAACCAAGTACGATTGATATTCCAGTGCTGCTTGATATTACTGTATGTCATGTTTCGTTCACGGCACCAATGCCAAGAATCAGTGGTGTTTACTATACCCTTTACCCGAACACACCATTTAGGTCCGCGCCGAACTACCTTATACTTTTCAATATCCTGCGGCATTCAACAGTTCCTTGACCTGCGCAACCATTTCAGTATTACGCTTGAACTTGATAGCCCATTGTTCTGGATTGATGTAATCCATAATTAACCGTTGTTGACCTTCATCAAGGTTGCCGAGAAAGTCAACACCACTTTCGCTCTGATAAAGCATCCATGGACTAATCTTACCATTAGTAATCAGATGGCATACCCGATTACGATTACCATATCTTAGATAGTCTTTGCTTTGAATCTTTTCTTCTTTAGCTAGAGCTATTGTTGTTTCTATGCTGCGGGCAATTGCATCCAATGCGTCTTCTTCTTTTAGAAACTGAATGAGAAACTTGTTATAGTTTGTGTCACTGCACCAACTGTCAATTTTGATTTGATTTTTCAGTAACCAATTTGCATATCGGTTAACATTGATACATTTAATACCGATGCAGTAGTGACCAAATTTAACGAAAGCAATATAATATGCTGACTTTACGAAATCTACATATGTTTTTGGTTTCTTGCTTGTAGTGTTCTTTTTGTAGAATTCTACCCAAGACTGAAAGCCGATACGATTACCGGGTAAGTCCTTATCTTGCCAACGCCTCTTACTCTCGCAAAGATGCTTAATCATCGTAGTTTCACGTTGAAAACTACGACTACAGAATTCACAGGAAAACTCAGACTTAGTTGCCGAGTTCTCTTTCGTATTCTTCGATGTCTTTATCTGTAATAAGGTCACTTAATAATTCAATCTCATCAAATTTCATTTCGGGGAATCTATTAGCAATATACATCTTTTTACGATGATTGTCAACAAAAACTTCGGCTACTGCGCTTAAGTCACTATCACTAGATTTAGGATATACCTTTTTGTAATAGTCTTTAATCTCTTTAACTTTAGGAGATTCTTTGAGTTTACTAACACGATCACGGATATGAGGAATCCATTGATGAAATTGTTTTCCTAAACCCGGGCTTGCTGCACATAGCATCAACCATTGTAGTTTAGGATTTTTCTGTACGCTTTCATTAAACAGATACTTGTTCGCATGATACTCAGTGCTTTGTAGATAGTAGTTTTGTAGTTCACTGCCACCTTTAATTGCACTAATCCAATGTATCATCATGAATGGCACGAACTTCTTTTGCTGTTCGGGCGTCAACCTATCATAATACGAGTAGTCCTTGCGGTCAATAGCCGCAAGTGCGTCAAAGAGGTCAAACTCGACCTTCTCAAACTTTTCGTCTGCTGATAGTTTCTATTTAGCCATTATGCTTTCAACGACTCAATTGCAATAGCGTGTTCAATAGCTTGACCAATACTGTCACCGTTGTTAACAATAGTCAACGTTGGGCCATCGCTTTCTCGCATGCGGTCATTCTTGTAATGTTCAATCACATAGCCGCCCGATGCCGGATAGATAGTGAAGCGAATGCTCTTGCTTGCATCAATGCCACGAGTCGAAACAGTAGGATAAACCTCGTCTCTAGGTTGTGCTTCTTCCCAAGCTTCGCGGGTCCACTGTGCAAACTTTCTCTTAAACCAACCCATCTTCTTTTCCTTCTCTTTTTGTACCTTGCGATTTCTAGCAGTGTCAAGCCTAAACACAGTTTGGCTGGGCAAAGTACCAGCCATCGTTCGGTTATACTTTGCTTGACCGAGTGTTGTATGTGTATGATGACCACTAGACATTTAAATGTGTTCTCCAAAATTCAATTGTTCTGTCTAACCCATCACTAAG